CGCACATTTGAAAGCTTCTTTGGTGACTTGGTAGGCTTGCGTGCTGTTTACGACTTTGCAGTGGTTTGTGATGAAACAAATAACACACCAACACGTATTGATCGCAATGAGTTGTGGATTGATGTGGCAGTCAAGCCCACTAAAGCAATCGAATTTATTTACATACCGCTACGAATTTTGAACACTGGCGATCCATTGCCATAAGCGAGATGATACAAGATGGAAAACCGGAGCTTATTGCTCCGGTTTTTCATTTGTCCATACCCATTTACTGCTACCACAATCCCAGATCCTGTTCCAACCTTGAGATTTACGATTTTCCCATTCAGTTAACTGCGGATTATCTTGACTATTTTTTCGTAGGCTGAACCGATGAACTCGTTTGAGACTGGGCAGTTTGAAATACCAATAATTAGGGGTTCCGCTACTCACAAGTTTGTATCCCAATTGTTGATACACGTTACCTTTGTTCCACCTCAAGTCACAATAACTGATGACACTTTTTGGTGAATAGTGAGATACAAAGTATTTGAACAATTTGCCGGCACCACCTGTGATTTGATAATAGTTCAAACTACACAATCTGCTCAATTCCCATACCCATTTGTCACTATTCCTAGATCCTTTGCTGATGTTTGGTTGGGAAAAGGTGGCAACTTGTATAAGAGCGTCTTCATAATAGAGTCCCAATCTGATCTTGCCAGCACCGCTTCCTTGTATGTGATTCTCATTACAAAAATCTCGGGCTGTTTTTGCCCCAATTTCTTTTACGATACATTTCCTGGCTGCAATTTTAACATTACAACGACCCAAGAGGTTTTTGATGCGGCTTTTTACGATGTCAGTTAACAACAGCCATTCATCCTCAAATATTGTGATAAGGGTTATGCCTTGTGCCTCACAGAGATCTTTTTTGTTTTTGTGGTAATCTTTCAGCTTTCCTTGAAGCTCACTGTGCCAGTAGAGTCCACAATATTCCAAAGCTAGGTTACGTTCTGGTAGGTACATATCCAACTCAAAAGGGAAGATTTTGGATCTGTTGCCACTCAAAACAGTTTCAGTAGGAACCACGCTGCGTATCCAAGTTAGCAATTCAATTTCGGCCTGGCTTTTAACAGGTTGCGGGCGACAAATAGGGCAAATGTCTTCCCTCCATTTAGACTCTGAAAAATACTGTCTTGTTATAGAAAATTGATTGCTGCATTCGTTGCATTTAACAAATACATTGTTACCTTCAATTCTCTCACAAACTAGATTGGCTTTTTCCACTGCGTCTAGCATTTTGGCATTTGTAACCATATGTTGTTGGATACGAAATCCTTGTAACGACGATTTAATTTTCTCAATAGTTTGATGACTATGAGTTTTGCCTCTCATTATTTTCCCAAAATCATAACCGTTTTCACGCAATGTTTGTTTGGCTTTGGCAGCACGCTCTTTCATTATCTCAGGATTTTTTGTAGCATAATTTTTCACACCTTGGCTTATTCTTTGTTTGGTTTCTGGGCGGAGAACGGCTCCTTGCCGGGGATGATATCCCTTCTCTTGCCATCGTTGGCTTCTCCGTTCAACGCCCTGCCGTATTTTGTCTAAATGTGCAGGATCCGAGACTTTTTTGCCTTTGTTGACAGGTTCATTTCCCACACGAGTTTCGCTTATTTTTTGCCTAGTGCTGGCGGTATGCCGTTTCCCAAACATACCATTGTTTGTCCCGCTTCTCTCAAGGCTAAGTTGTTTTTTGTAATCAGGACAAGCGAGACTGTCTTTGCCAAACTGTTGTTTGTATTGCTCGCTGGACATTTGATGAGAAAATTTCAAATGCGTGCTGCTGATGAGTTTTTTAAAAACTTTTTCACATAATTGACAGATAACAGCCATTCTTGTCTCCTTAACCTCTATAGTTATTTATAGCTTAACAGCAACATCAATCCAAATATAGACATAACAAACTACACACCACAAGCTTAAATATATGAAAACAATGACCAGGTAACATGACCAACTCTATCCTTGAAAACCAAGAAGACGATTTAGATAATCAGCCTGATCCTGACTACGAGAGAGTTCGCGTTACAGGAGAATTGACCAAACTCAGCGTAGCTTTGTTTGAACACTATTCAGACTCTTTGGGCAAGAATCAAGCTCTTGGAATGCTAATTGAAAGTTTGAGCGAAACCCTAGGTAATATGATAAGCCTTGTAAGTGACGATAATCAGCAAGAGGTAATTGACAGTGCTCATTTGGTAATCTTGCAAGGATTGGCAAGTCAACAAGAAAGCATTGCCCGTATTGCATATGGGCAAGTGGGGCATGCCTAACCGCCCCTGAATTTTCACACCTCGCTCCATAAATAAGTTTGCAATAAACTAGTTTCTGGAGTAGAGCATGGTAGAGACTCTTTCAAAATTCGGCGTTCCCATCAACGGTGCAAGAAATGGCTTGCTTATGCCGAAAATACGCCACCGCTTCCGGGTCCGAGTAATTAATTTTGGACCCATAGCAGGTGGTTTAGAACTCACACAACAAGTGGTAAGTGCTGCTCGACCCAACGTGTCTATGAACAGCGTAGAAGTTCACAGCTACAATTCCATTATGCATTATGCAGGCAAGGCAACTTGGCAACAAATGAACATCACTGTGCGAGACGATATTACAAACAGTGTTAGCAAACTTGTGGGTCATCAGCTACAAAAGCAAATGAACTTTTTTGAACAAACAAGTGTTGCTGCAGGCATCAATTACAAGTTCACAACCATAATGGAAATATTAGACGGCGGTAACGAAACAGTTTTTGAAACATGGACGCTGGAAGGCTGCTTCTTGGAAACTGTGGATTATCAGAATTTAGAATACAACAGCAGTGAACCTGTTGATATACAACTTACTATACGGTTTGATAATGCCACACTGGCTGATGGTCTGTTTGAGTTGAATCCACAATTTAGGCCTGGAGTAAGCATCGGATAATCCATGTCCGGATCTGTATCTGATCAGCCACAACAGCAAACAGCAGATCAACTCGGTGCGGCTGCTGGTAGCCGCACCTATTATCGTGGCTTGCCACTCATCTTACGTGACAGTCGTTATGCAGCGCGGCATACAAAAACCAACAGAGTTATCAGTGCAATGCCCCGGCAGAAGTTTTTGTTTTATGCCAGTTTTAATGCGGGTCCTGCCATCAGCTCATTACGTAATTTCAGCAGTTGGCAAACTGGTTTTGCTTTTCAAATCAAAAGCATGGATCGACCCAAATTTGCTCCAGAAGCCAAAGTTTTGAAACAATACAACCGTAAAAGAGTAATTTACACTGGTATTGATTATGCAGACCTAAGCATCACATTGCATGACACTGTGGATGATCGTGTGTTACGAGTTTGGCGGGACTATTATAACTGGTATTTTGGCGATGGCAGAATACGCCCGAATACAACATCCGGAAATGCGGTTGCGTGGCGCAGTAGTGTAATTGAAAAAGAGTTTAGTATTGGGAGTGGATGGGGATTTAGTCCTCAACCTGGTCCAGATACTAACTTTTTTGAAAGCTTGGACATTTATACATTTTACGGTGGCAAATACACCAAAATGCGTGTTTATAATCCAAAAATTTCAAGCCTTGATTTTGACACTCTGGAAACAGAAAGTAGTGGGCTGAATACTATACAGATGAGCATTAAGCATGAAGGTGTTGCTTTTGAAGAAGTAGCTTTTAAACTAAGTCCAGAATTGATAAGCAAATTTAATTTGAACGGTGGAGACTATTACGAACCTGCAGACATGTTTGGTGGAGTAAACACTTTCTTGTTGGAATTGGATGATAGTATTCAAAACGCACTGGACGGATTATTGAACAATGTGGCCAGCAATATTCCTTTTGTAGGGCAAGTGTTAAGCAGCTTGGGATCACGAACTATTCAAGCAAGTGGAATAACGGGTATTGGAGCAAGTGTTGCACAAAGACTGGGAGCAAGCAGTCTTGCCAGATGGGGTAAGTTTTTCTAATGGTTCAAGATCTTATAACACGTAATTTGAGCGACCAAAGCAACAACTTTGGACAAGAAAGTGTTGTTGTTAACAGTCAAGGCACAAGGCAGTTTCAAAATCCTGTTACTGGCCAGTTGCAAGCCCGCAGCATAAATGCCAGTGCATATGATTTGCAGAATAGTCCACTTGACAACAGTTTTCAACTGGACGGTCAACAATACGCTGTTGCAAAAAGTATGTTCAATGGGCAATCAGTGCCTGATAACTTATCTAATACATTTGGTGCAATTGCTGCTGTGACGGCAAAAACCTTGAACAAAAGTCCACAAAGCTTGTTTAGGAACGGTGTTATGACACAACCTTTGTTGGACAATGTAAACTTCTTTAGGACTGGAACTAGTCAAATAGGCTATAACGACGGGGCTATTGAACCCCCGTATTTGAATAATCTAATGCTTAACGCTAAGATTTTGGCCCAAACAACTTGATTTTCTAAATAGATGTATGGCACTCAAATACAGTCAAGGCATCTTTACTCCTAAAAATCCAGGAAAACTTGTAGGCAATCCTTCACCCACTTTCAGAAGTTCCTGGGAACTGGCCTGCATGCATTTTTTTGATAATCATCCCAGCATACTTCAGTGGGCTAGCGAGTTTATCAAAATACCCTACAAAAATCCGTTGACAGGCAAACAAAGCCTCTATGTTCCAGATTTTTTAATTGTGTATCAAGACAAGGCTGGCAATAACATAGGCGAGTTGATTGAAATCAAGCCCAAAAAAGAAACATTGATGGAAAATGCCAAATCAAAGCGAGATCGTGCATTTGTGATTGTAAACACTGCCAAATGGGCTGCTGCTGCACAATTTTGTGCAAAGCAGGGTTTACAGTTTAGAGTAGTAAACGAAGACAGCATTTTCAAACAAAAAGGCAAGTAATGGGACGTTTTGAACAACTAGAGCAAACTTTTGATTTGCCTAGACTGGAAGACAGTATTGAACCACAACAATTGTTGGAACAAGCAAAAAACCTTGTATCGGATTACAAAAATAAGGACCCAAACGAGGTTCACGACTCTGAAATGAACGAAATAGCTGATCTTGCGTTAGAATATGGAAAAAATCTTAATGATTTGGGTATGAACGTAGAGATGCGCCATGCTGGAGAAATTTTTACTGCTAGCGCAACCATGCTTAAGGTTGCTCTAGATGCTCGCAACAGCAAAATGGACAGACGTTTCAAGCAGTTAAAGTTGGATTTAGACAGATTAAAGCTGGAAAAAGCTTTTCCTGACAAGGATCAAGAGGTTGATACAAGCAATGTCCGTATATTAGATCGCAATGCCTTACTGGAACAACTCAAAGAGCTCAGTAAGGAAACTAAATAGTTGAAGATTTGAAAGTGACGCTATGAAAAGTTTCAAAACATATTTGGAAGAAGCCCAAAAACAATACGACTTCCGTATAAAGATGGTTACACCCCCCACTCAACTCCATATGGAGGAGATTGAAAGGCTCTTGCGTCGTTATCATCTAATAAGCGTGGGAACACCTGTAAAGATTGATCCCAAGAAAGATGCGATGGAATTCCGGGATATTGAAAATGCAGATGTGTATTATATTGATGTAGTCATTGGTATCCCCTTTTCAGCCTATATTTTGCAACAAGAACTTAGGGCTGCGATGAATATTCCAGAAAAGTTTCTAGTTGTTCGTAGCGATAATGAGCCTATAGAGGTAGAAAGCCAGAAGATGCAAATTTTAAGTTTGCTAGATAAAATGGCCCATGATAAAGGACTAACTCAAAAAGCAAGCCTGCTCAGCACTGAACCAGAATACTTGGACGCTGAGCAGCCTATAGTTAAAGATGTTTTTGGCGACAAATACAATAAAAAATTTCTCAGCTATCTAGCAGATGTTGCTGCTTCCCGTAAACCCCAAGAGTTTGAAACCAGCAGCACGCACATCAGTGTCAAGGAATTAAAAGCAGTAACTCAGGAACCAACTCAAGACACGGCTGACTTTAACACAGATTATGATACACCAAAGCCTGTAACCAAAGCTAAAAAAACCAACCGTATGCCTATCGATAACAAGTTTTTGACAACCAGCGGAAATTTTGATGACGACAGCAAAACATACTTTACTGCAAGAAAAAATCGAGCTGGCAAAACAGTAACTATGAGCATGCAAGCTGATGAAGTACGCAGGCCAGGAAAAGGCAAATAATTATGGAACATAATCGATACAACCTTTCTATTTCAACTACAGATGCGCAGAGTAATAGTGCAAGCGTAAACACTGACGATCCATCTGATGTTTTGCGGTTGATGCAACTGGCAGGCCAAGGCATGTCCAAGAGATACAATGCGTCTATTACCTTAGGTGGTGATAACATGCAAGATACTACAACAATGACTGTCAATACTACTGCCCCTGACGATGTTATGCGTTTGTTGCAGTTGGCAGGGGTACAACAATCTCCTGCTTCACCCTGCGGATGTGTTGGGCCTTGTAATTGCGGATCAGCAAACCTTTGTGGCTGCGAAGGCCCTTGCCAATGCCAAGCAGGTAGTGACTTAGATATTCCCCCTGAGGTAGTTGTTATGGAACAGCAGGCTGAATACGATTTTGGACACAAAGAGCCCAATGATGAGACCTTAACATTTGACTTGAAGGATTATAACTTCAAAGGGCGTGCTGATCTTCCAGAGCGTTTAACAAATGCTCGCTTTGGTAGTAATGCACTAAAAAGCGAGATGCGTGAAAGCCTTCATGCAAAACTTGTGGCAGCTTACAAAGACTTTATAAATGAAAGTGAGCAGGTAGTAAATGCTGATGGTAGAGCAAGTCCACTTACTGCCAACAACAGGGATGAATTTCTCAAAGATCCTTTTACTGAGGAACCAGATACAGATGGTAGCGAAAGTCCTTTGAGTAACATCAAAAGGCAACATATACATAGATAAAATAATGCTTATACGGCGCACTTCAGTTGT